AAGGTGAGGTTTTATTCATACCTTATTTCTACCAATTTAACGATATGGGTACGCAGTGGGCGGTGTAATAGATAAAGAAGACTTATTCGGCAGACTCTTTGGAATGTCTGAAGAACAATATCCATTGATACACCGTATGTCTTTACCAGAACACGAAGGTAGATTTACGCCACAACGTCCAGCGTCCACAAAAAATTCAGATGTTTTACTTGTTAGTATGACGCAAAGTAGCATTCCTCCAAGTAATATAATAAATAACGAACCCGCAAAATGTTTTAGTCTCATGTGTGTCTCTATTAATATTTCTTATTTACATTAATCGCAGGACCTCGTAGTTTTGTATTAGCCTTAGGGTCATATTGATTCATATCATCTTCCTCTTTTACTCGAGCTAACATTTCTGATTGCCGCCATAGTTCGGGCGCACCAATCTTAAAATCACCATGAATATCCGCTTTATACCAAAAAATGATATCTTCCAATTTATTACTCTGTGTCGCATTACAAACCACCAAACATTCATAATTTTGCGTACACTGGTCCATCATTTGACAAAAGAATTCAAAAGAAGGAAAAGCAGAACCGTAATTCTCATAGAGACGTTTGCGATTGTTAATATATGGTTCTCTCAGAATAAATACATAATCTACATTCGTACGTAAAGCAGGCTGAATACCAAGAGGAAACTGCATAGTAATAAGGAAGAATACCTTGAGCCAACGTCCGTTCATAAACAAATAGAGAATGTTCTTATCACGGGTCCATGTATCATCGTACATACAATCGTCCAAAATCATAAAAGCACGTGGATCGATATTGGATTTAATACCTTTATCGGCATCTTGTTGAATTCGCTGCATGACCAATTTCTGACGCTTCACAAAATTGGCTAAAATAACAGGATTGTATTCTCCATGAATAAACATGGGAGGGACAATCTTTTTAAAGAAACCGTTTGATTCTTCTGTTCCTGAGATGACACAACCCATTGGCATATCTTGATGATGAAAGAGCAAATCACGCACAATAGTTGACTTTCCAGTTCGTCGGCGCCCGATAAAGACTGTAACCGCATCTTGTGGAATTCCTTTCATGGAAAACTTCCGGAGATTTACACTAACTGCACCCTGTGATGCCATAATTCTAGTAGAACAAATATATTATCAATACGTCAAGTCAACACACGTGCGCTCCATTACGTAGGATGAAGTATAGCAAAGAATAAGATGAGACCAGTATTGAAGACCCTTCAAAAAGACCCGTGCCGTGTTCGCCCCCTGTCCGAAAATGATAAAGAATCTTTTTCTGCTTATACCCATATTCAACGATATTATCCTGCTTTGGATATCTTCCAGATTCCAGATGTATCCCTTTCTAAAAAGAATCTGGAACTCCCCACGACATACTACATCGACCAATGGCTTGAACAAGATAAAGAACAGCCACGACGATGGAAAGCTCTTCGAAAAAAGGTTGCTTCCGATGAAACCGAACCCTGCGAAGTCTTCAACAAAGTTGTTCATTTATTGAATCCAATCGATATGATCAAAGAAAAATATGTATGTCCTGAACATCCTCTCCTTCCCCAAAGTGAAAAAACGTGGAAGAATACACTTCTCAAACTACATAGTCATAATAATCAGGCATATGTAGATGCTGTTGCGAATTATGTATTAAGTAGGTTTCGTGAATTGGATTTAACACCACATTGTGTACTTTCATATGGAGCATTTACAGGAATTAGCAAAAGTTATCAATTTAATATTTCTGCAGAGTATGATACCTATCGTCAGTGCAGGTGGTTTTGGAAGGGAATTGATAATCATAGTGCACGTATTACTGTAATTAACGGTAATCAGGATGACCCACAATTTCAAGAATTTTACAAGGAAGTGACAACCTGTCCATTTGATGACGTCAATGCAGAAGATACTGATAGCGATAGTGAATCTCTTGAATTAATACCAGTTGATTCGATTATTGATAATAGTGATGTGGAATCAATCAAGTCCTTGACATTTGATAATATTGAAGAAGAGGCAGAAAATGTAGCCAATATTTTCCAAATTAACAGAAAACTGACAAATAGTATTGATTTGACACAGTCTACAAGAGATTTGACAGTGAATGATTCCTTATCTGATAGTTCTCATTCTGATGATTCTCAGTCCGATGATTCAAATGATTCCTATTCTGATAATTCAAACGATTCCAATGAATTAGATGTTGATATTTGTCTTGAAATTCCAAATATGCCTATTATTATTATTGCACAAGAGGCGCAAGAGGGTGTAATGGATGCTCTCATGGATGAAGATGAAATTGATGGATTTGAACGCGGTTCACAAGGATGGGAGGCGCGATGGTTAGCATGGCTTTTTCAAGTGACCGCCGCTCTTAGCTTTTTACAAGGGGCCATTTGTTTCACTCATAATGATTTACATTCCAATAACATTTTATGGAAGGCGACCGATAAAAAATTCTTATATTATCAACTAAAGGATGGGACAAAATGGAAAGTTCCAACATTTGGAAAGATCTTTCGTATTATTGATTTTGGCCGCGCCATTTTTCGTCTTGGTAAGCGACTATGGGTATCGGATGATCACTGGCCCGATCAGGATGCAGGAGATCAATACAATTTTGGGCCATTCTTTGATCATCGCTCTCCTAAGGTTGTTCCCAATCCTTCTTTTGACTTGTGTCGCCTTGCAGTAAGTCTAATTGATGGATTATTTGATGAGCCGCCACCCAAGAAAAAGGGAAAGGGTGTCTCTGTCATGAGCGAAGAAGGGTCTTGGAAGGTGTATGAGACACAATCACCTTTGTATAATTTATTATGGAACTGGACAGTCAATGATAAAGGAGAATCAATTTATGAAGATGAACATGGTCATGAAAAATATGAAGGATTTGATTTGTATATTCGTATTGCTCATGATGTTCACAAAGCAATTCCCAAAGAACAATTTCATCGTCCGATGTTTCAACAATTTCTCTATAAAAAGGATGTTCCTGCCGACGAAATCATTTATTCATTGGGTGCTTAGATTTGTATACGTTATAATATTTTACTATAATTATTTATCATAAAATATTATTTATTATCCTATTAATTTGTTCCACATACCAAACTATTATTGACAAGATCTCCAGTGAGGGGTGCGCAAGGGCAGCCATTATTTACAGTAGTCACTCCATTGCCTTTGCGATAATATTTCATTTGCCCAGTATGAACTGATGACATAATAGAATCGTCATAAATTCCCAAGGCAGGTGCATATCCTGTATTGGGAGCGACTGGATTATTAATACGATTAAGAAACGATCCGGATTGTGCTTTTGCCTGCTTACGTTGAGTTAGTAATGAACTCGAATAGATAGTAGTAGACATGTCTATCTACTTTTCAGAATTTATTTCGGTTCTATTATCGTCCAATGAGGCGCGGCGGACCTACTTGTAAATCCATATCTTCCATATTACTTCCCATCATGGACGGCATAACTGATGGAAATTCAATGACAGGAAAGATATCAGGGACAAGTATACCAGTTGCTGCAATTAGAATCGCGCCACTGATAAAGTCTTGTAGATATTGAATAGAACGATATGTTTTATCCTTATATTTTGCGCCAATAAAACTGAGAACGATAAAGACGATACCTCCTACAAAAATCCAGGGGAACCAGACAGGTGTCATTATGTAAGTAATGTGAGAAAAACACACATCAATTCTACGCGTTTTATTTATTATAATTCTTCGTATTCTTCTGAACCAATACTTTCTACAGCTCCGTCTAAATTATCAAAATCAAATCCATCGACTAATTGCTTTCCATCACCCTCCATTATTTCAAGAGCCGGAACGTGATCTCCATCAGTTGATTCTTCATCCTTAATATCAATAATCATATCGGTATCATCTGGATTTTCTGTGCTAAACACCGTATTATATTTGCCAAAAGATACATTCTTTTTATCATTTAGGTCAATTGTAGTTGGCGTTTGTGCCGTCGTTTCTACAGATGGTTCTTCCTTTAGCTCTTCCTTTGTTTCTGTCTTCGATTCATCCTTTGGTTCTTCCTTTGGTTCTTCCTTTGGTTCTTCCTTTGGCTCTTCCTTTGGCTCTTCCTTTGGCTCTTTGTTTTCTGTTCCCAGAGGAACATCCAAAAGAGAGGATTGCATGGAAGAGACTGGTTCGGGAATCACTAATTCTTTTGACTCCTTCTGTTCCTTCGATTCCTTCTCATCATCACTATCTTCTTCCGTATTATCGGATACATCATGATTCATAAAATCCTTCAAAATCGATTTAACAGGTACTAAATTACGAACGGCTTGAAGAATACCCTCATTCAAAATCTGTTCAATATTTCGGTAATTCTGTTGTTTCTCCATTCCCGTAATTCCATCACGAAATAGATAGGTCGAACTCCACAACAATTTAGATGTTTCACACAATACCTTAAATAGAAAATGCTCCACTTTAGGGACATTAATTTCAACTTTTTTGTTATTCGAATGGAGACGAATCGCTGTCAGAACCTTTGTATGCGCAATAAAAACAGCTGTTAACAGGTCTTCCAAATAATCACATCCACAATTGGTATAAATCGTATGAATTTCGTGATTTACCTTTTCCATGTTCCAATCGTGAATTTCATTTAGATAGGTTTGGAATTGCCAAAGAGCCCTTTTTGGTTCTGCTGTCATACATTGCTTTGCTTTTTCGAGTAATTCAATGTAAAACTGAAAATAAGCAGGTACAAGAAACATACATAGCTGTTTTGTATATTCAGCACGTGCATCGGAATAGACAGATAAGATCGAGTCACCGCGGTTCATTCTTCTTGTTTGATCGGTGTTGTCTCTGACTTATATAACGCACATCCAAGAAAGGCCCATAGCGAACCTGCCAATTCAGTACAAGTACCGTAGTCCTTCAACAATGATTCATTTGACAAGAGTGTCATCGTAAGAAATTCTGGATGATATCCCTCTTTCAAATAACGAATTAACTGCTCGGAAGACAAATGTTCAATTTCTTCCCGCTCTTTCTTGCGATGTTCAATTGTTCTTTTCCACATATCAGGATATTGTTGCTGTAGAAAGCTACATTGTTTGATACGACGATAAGAATATTCATTGCGATGAAGATAGGTATATATTTCATTTGAATCGGAATGAGGAGAAGATTCTTTCAAGAAGGATTCAAGTTGAGGCCAGGTAGGTGGCATCATTTTCTT